TTTATTTTTAGTTTTGGCTGCCATTTGTATATTTAAATTCTCTGTTTGCGTCTTTTAGTTTTTCAATATCATTCAAAACTTTGTCCATTTGCTTTCTTAAAAACTCTATATTCACTTTATTTAAAGCCATAGATTCTATGTGTTTGTTTAACTTGTCTGTCGACTTATAAAGATCTTCGATCATCATAAACTGCTCAGAATCTGCGGGTAGTGAACCTAGTTGTCCACGTGGCCATTTGATTCTAAACTCTGTGTTTTCTTCTAAATCTTTTTCCATTAATTGTATTCGAGTGTCAGCTATGTTTAATCTCTCTACAATTTGAAAGTAACCCATGGTGCCAAGTGCTACGATAATTATCAAACTAGCAACCGTCTTCATCGGCATTTGCACAGCCGCTTCTTCAGATATATTTAATGGTTTTTTACTCATGTTTTGGTTTTGGTAAAGGGATTATAATATCTTTTGGATCAACTTACAAAATTATAAGTATTGCTGTGAACCTGTAGTCCATAACAACCCCCAATCATTATTGCTTCTTTGGTGTAAAAAAAGACTTAATTTTATTCCAAATCTTGCCAAAAGTTTTTTTAATTTTATCAATCATTTTTCTTTTCCTCCATTTCGTAAAAGAACTTATCTGTGTCCTCTGTACGCCATAGTTTGTCATCCTCTACATTCCATTCAGATGTCTGCACTTTCCAGTCAGGAATGTTATCTTTCACAGTAAAAGAAGCCACGTTCCATATACATCTATTATTTGGTTGTGCTGCATAATTACCCTCATCTAAGGCCATTATGTGAGCGCACTTGTGTTCGTGCGGAATTTCTGAATGATCAGGATCTACTATATTACTCTCTGGATGAGCCCAGTCAATAGTAAATAAATATTTTCCATGATGCCATTTTTTATCTTTGCCTATGTATTTACCGGAATGTGAGCTTAAAAAATCCCAAGTATGAACAGCAGGATAATAACTGAAACAATTCCAGAGCTGAAGTTCATCAAGTCTTCGTGTGGGAACATCTTCCGGTTTAAATCCTCTTTGAATAAACGCTGTAATAGGTAATCTATAGTAGACTGCACCATTTTCCATAATTGCATGAAATAAAATACTGCGACCTGCAATAGAGCTAATACCAAAGATAACACAGTCTTCAACTTCCCCGTGATGCTTTTTGAGATCATAAAGATACTCTCTTCTTATCTGTGCATACTCTATAGGAATGTTTGCATTTAAATAAGCCATAGTTTAACCTCATTTTATTGTACCCCAATTTGGTCCAGATTCAAAATCAACTTTATTCTTAACCTCAAGAGATATTGCATGTTCCATTACATTTTGAATTATGTTAGCCATATAACCTCCGTCAATTGAAATACATAATTCATCGTGTATTTGTATATGTGGTATTATACCTTTCTCATGTAAATCTACCATAGCCTTCTTTGTCATATCTGCAGCTGATCCTTGTATCAATCTATTTAATGCTTTGTATGTAAATGCAGGTGTATAATATCTTTCAAAATAATCCATGTAGTTTGGATCTATTTTATTTTCTTTATATTTGTCTAACATTTCTGCTTTGAATGCTTCCATAGCTTGTTCTTTTGTGTACAAAGGCACTTCATTAAATCTATTTGTTTCAGGATTCCATTCTTTGTTTGTTGTCTCCCATCTGTCAAATCTGCAGAATCTATCATGCAACGTAAATAATAATTTATTTTCTTTTGCAAATGCTATTAATTCCTGTGACAGTTGTCTAACAAATGGCACTCTACTATGATATTCGTTAAATAATTTTTTTGCCTGTTTTTGATCTAAACCCAACTCTCTCTGTAATTTGATCTTACCCATACCATAGAATAGACCTAGGTTGATCGTTTTTGCCTGTTTCCTGGAGATATTAGCCATGTCAGCGACTATCTGATGGAAATCAGCATCATCCCTATCAAATTCTTCTTGAAGGCTCTCTGTGCCTGGTAGACCTAGTTTTATAGCATAGTGCACCACAATACGTGGTTCTTGCTGTGAATAGTCAAAGCTACCCCATTTACAACCATCCTCCGGTATAAATAGTTCTCTCATCTTACTACCGATATAACCTTTCGCAGGTATCTGTTGTAGATTAGGATTAGACATACTAAATCTACCAGTGACCGTACCACCTGTATCTGATCTAATTTGGTTTATGTCTGCATGTATTCTACCTTCGTGCACATACTCTAGTAGTCCATCTATAAAAGTATTGACTGCTTTGTCATACTCTCTTGCCTTTGCAATCATACGTAAACATTTGTTGTTATGTTTTCGTAGATAATCTTTTGGCAGTTGTGGCATTTTAGATTTTGGTGTGACTTTATAATCTTTTATACAAAGATGATCTAATAATTTTTTAATTGATGCTGCAGCCCAGATGTCAACGTGTATTGTTGTTATATTCTTTATAGCTTTTATTATCTGGTCTTTACGTTTTTTAAGATGTCTTCCAAACAGGATCGCTTTTGCGACATCTATTCTAACGCCTTTAAATTTCATGTCAACCAAACATAAAAATAATTTTGTTTCTAATTCAAATATTTGTCTACAAGTTTTTTGTTCTCCATCGTCTTTAGTGTATAATACTTCGTCAATTTTTTTATTAAATAGTTTCCATAATTTATAAGTTAGATTAACATCTTGCTTTGCATACTCTTTTACAATAGATGCAGGAAGTTTATGCATGTTAGTCATTGGGTCCTTGACTGTGCCGCCAGACCACTCCAATGTTTTTTGCTGTAGATCGTATTTGTATTTTTCTTCGTTAAGATAATCTTTTGATAGTGCGTCGAGTGAATATTTAAATCTGTTTTCATCAATAACAGATGCAGCTATCATAGTATCTACAATCCTACCTTTGATCATCATACCTGTAACTGCTCTTATCCAACAAACATCATACATTGCATTGTGAAATACTTTTGTAATGTTTTCGTTTTGAAAAATTTTTTCATTTAAAACTTTCCATATCTTATTTATTCTATCAAAAGATATATTAGTATCAGAGTGTTTCAATGGAAAGTATGCAAGATCATTTTTTGTTGCAACTGCTATACCACAGATAAAACCGTCTTTACGAATTGCACCAGATCCTTTTGATTTAAGATTAGGATCATAGGTTTCTATATCTATTGCAACCGTATCTATATCATTAAGATCTAGGTCTTCTGGTGTGTTACACATTGTAATCCCTCTCTATTATCATCTCTATAAAATGTATTGCTTTCAATAAATCTTGTTTTTTCCCTTTGTCCCGATGTCTTATTATGTATTTTATAGCACATCCTTCCGGGTATAACAACTCATTCTCAACAACAAACTTACTTGGTTGAATTTTATATTTTTGATAGTGTGACCCTCCGTGTTGTTTGTCCCAAACATTTTTACTTGACTTTGACATTATACCACCTTTCTGCATCTCGCATATGTTCTTCAAAAGTATCAAATGGATATCTAGCGTTACAATTTACACAAGACCACTTACCAAAAGTTTTTGTTTTATGGTTGTGATGCAATACAATTTTAGTATCGTTTCTACCACAATGTTCACAATAATTTATTTTTGGTGGTGTGGTTTTCGCTTTTTCTAATTTATGTCTTATACTACGCAAAGAATTTTCACAAAATTTACATTTTCTTTTTAATCTTTTGTAAACTTCTTGAGTATCACCATCTACAAGTGCACTTGCTATGTGAAAATTTTTTTGATTAAATATTGTCTTGCATTCAACACAAATATGCATGTCTTCTTTAGAACCCACCACCTTATGTTTTACACCTTTGTATTCTCTAATAAAATGTTTCATCTCACTCCTAATGTATATTTACCTTGTGATGCCACAGTCCAACAATCAAACTTACCTCTGCTGTATGCAACATATTTTAATCTGAGTTGTGTAAAATAATCCTCTTGTCTTGTTGCTGTTAGATCAACAACAACATTATCAAACGTCAAACCTTTAACAGTGTGTATATTTGCATATTTTACTCTAACCTCTCCATCATTATATCCTTTGTTTAGAATCTTTCTAATGTAGATTAATCTATCAGGATCTGTTTTCTTTCTTATCAATGCAAAGTCTCTCTCTTTACCTGCACCTTCTTTTAAATACTTGTGGTATATCATGTGGTCTATTGTGTATTCTTTATCTATCCACTCATCAAAAGTCTCTTCACCTTTGCCATGTACTATTACTTTACTACCCATGTATTGCCAAAAATCTTTTATCTGTTTCAATGGCATGGGTGTGCCTTTACAGAAATCTGGCCATAGTTTATGGCATCTTAATTCTTTCTTTGGTACGTGGGCCGTGTTCCCTACATGCGCAAACTCTATACCCTGTTGTTTAAAAAATTTTTTGACCCATGAATCTGATGGCGTACCGCGATAGGTAAATAAAAAAGTCTCATTCGTATTTTTTATTTTATCTAGTAACGCAGTCATAGCACTACATCTTTTATCTAGACTAGGTAAATGATAATGATTGCCTACTACATCCGTTGGTTTCCATACTCTTTCATATCCATAGTGATTCCATACTGGTCTTATTATTCTTTTACATAAAGTATTTATTGTCTTGCCACATCTATGTCCTTGCTCTAGTTGCTCTGCATCTCTTGATAGTCTGTGATAATAGTCTGCATCTGATCCTGCAAACTCAAATATAGTTTGATCTGCATCACCAACAAAATAATATTCTTTTGCTTTTGTTGCCATCTTATTAAGAGCTTCTCTTTGAGGCACATTACTATCCTGTGCTTCGTCAACTATCAAAGCATCTATGTCCGGTTCCACAGCTTTGTCTATAAAATCTTGTATCATGTCTGCGTAGTCACAAACATGATTATCTTTTTTATATTCAAAATATGGAAATGCCATCTGCTCTATAGAGTTTAGACTGTATGGTTTATAAATTTCTTTATCACACGTTTTCCAATGTTCTTTTAATGTATTGCCTTTGCCATGTGCATCAGCCAGATACCTATAGAACTTATGTTTATCAGAGTTAAACTCTGACTCTGTTACTCTTTGTAATTTAAAAAGAGAATCTATCATTGATAAATTTTTGTGGTCCTCGTAACTAAACACCTCTTTACGTCCTACTAGCCTGCTTTTACAATATGCATGTATTGTACAAATATTATATTTCATAGATTTTTTTGTTACACCTTGCATCTCTGGTAGTTTAAGTATCTCATCTCGTATTTCATCAGCCGCAACATTAGTGTGTGATAATATTATTATTCTATTGTGAGGATATTTTTTTAATAACTCTGTGTACTTCTGTGTAATAAATATAGAAGTTTTACCTGTCCCTGGTGGTCCTGATATAAATTTAGGCTGTTTCATCATTTATCTCCTGATACTCACCCTCAACAATAAGATTATCTTTATCCATTTCTTGATCACATATACGCCAAAAAACACAAGATTTTGTGCCATATTTTCCATGTTTTTTTTCTGCTTTTAATATGTCTTGACATTTCATTGCAAGATCTACTCTATCTAAATTTATTCTTTGCTTGTGTAAATAGTCTTCAAATTTATCAAGATTAAACTCTAAGTATTTTCTTTTTATATTGTAATGTGGTAAACCAAAGTAGGCTAACTCTTTTTTGTTTGTATATGCTTTTTCTAATGAAATATAATTTTTAAAATGTTTTACAAATTTTAAATTTTCTTCTGCCTCTTCTACGTACTTATCTGATTTTTCTCTTGCTTCATACTTTCTACGCATTATTTCTTCAAAGTCTGCAGCTTTCATTTCTGGTATCCAAACAGATGCTTTACTAATTACTGCATCATAAAATAATTTTTTATTTCTTAAGGTGGGACCATCTACTATGATTGTCTTTTCGACGGCCTCACCCTGCACCACAGCATTTATTTTTACATAATATCTGTTGCTACCATATTCTATTATCTGCCCAATAGATTGTTTTGCTTCTTCGCTTGTAGCTTCTTGTATACCAATCCAACTAAATATTGTTGCAATTGTTTTTGTAGAGCACCCAATAATCTCTGCAAGTTTTGGCATACCAAATTTTCTATTTGCTTTTTTATGTGTGGTTCCTTTTTTCTTTCTTTTTTCTGCCTCTTCATCTTTTGCTGCAATTGCAATTTTATGCACAAAATCATCTATATCATCTACATTCCACTCTGTGTGTTTTAATAATACTCCTGCCATAGCAGTGCAATAGTCATCCCTTTGTCCCGATCCTGCATACGTAATACAGAGTGCTGCAGCCAAAGCGATCTTACCAAGGTCAACTTTTAAATTACCTGGATACTCATCTATACCATCATACTTAACCCATTTTACAACTTCGTTTGTAGTGTGATATTTTGTTTCTGGAACTAATGTGTATTTGTTTGCACCATGTCTTATCTCGCAAAGAGTTGCGCCATGACCATAATCTTTATAATAATTTTCTAATTCTTTTGGTAATGCAAATTTTTTATAGTCTGATGTTCCAGACCAAAGATAATGACTTGATGGATTATTTCTTCTACCAAATATTGCGCCGCATGATTTTATGTGA